CCTGTTAAGTTTTTAAGATTATCGTTCACCATTTCAGCAACTACATTACCGTTTGCATCAAGTGGAGCGGCACCTGTCGTTCCTCCCAACTTAGCAGGTAACTTTACAAGCCCTCTAATCTCGTTTGGATCCATGCTTTCAAGAACCTTATTAGCCACCAACGGACTTAAAGAATTTATCGCATTTATGATAACACTATCATCTACCGTTGCAGGATAGTCTTCTATGTTCACGCCTAATTTATCAAGGAAGTATTTTTTTGGAAGACCAAGCCCTGTGATTATTTCAGAAGTTAATTCAATCCCTATCGGCTCTGTAGGAATTATCTTTGCTTCTACCGGGATTCCTGAAAGTAAAAATAATCCGCTAAATGCTTCTTCGTGTATCTGCTGCCTTTCGTTTACATACGTGTTTTTAAATATCTCATAAGCATCTCTAAGTTCACTTCTGCCGCCAAGCTGCCCCTCTGTTTTAATTCCAAAAAGTGAAGGGCTTGTTATCTTATGACTTGCAAAAATCTCTTGTTGAATTAATAAATTGATATTAGTAAAGTCTTCTTTTGTAAGCTGCGAAGTACCTAAATCCGTTACCGTTACTGCATTAGCCGGGTTCTTGTTAAATGCAACCATGAACTTCTTACCCTCGCTGCCTGTAAATTTCTTTTCTAACGCTTTCTCAATTTCTCTTTTCTGCTCAAGTGATGGCTCACCTTCATTAAAGTTTATTAGCTTACTGGCTACAAAGCCATCCTTAGCCATCCCCAGCACGTGCCTGCCCATTAGTCTATCAGCATCAATATAATTTAAAGCCTGATAATAAGACGGCAAAGGATAAACGTCTGACTGATCGCCTATGCTCTTAACAAAAAGAACCTGTGAACCTTTCCTATCATTCACGTCGAATGCAGGATAATCCCTTTCCTTTAATTTATCTTTAGCAGAAATCTGCTTGTAAATATCCCACTCATCTTTCACCCAAAATGTAGAATTATCATAATTCGTTCTTACCTTATGATACTTCAAATGATAGATACTTGCTATCGTTCCTCCCTTGTTCCAAATTATTTGTAAGTAGTAACCGCCGAACTTTTCATAATCCAAAACACATTTCCTTAATAACTCGTTCCACGTTTCTGAATCGTTTGGATTTTTATAATCTTTTATTTTTGCAAATCCATTTCCGAAAATGTAAGTCGCTTTGCTTTGCACAATAGCCCCATGTTTAGGGCTTTCATTGTACAAGTCATTGAGGTAAGTAGGGAAGGTATTTTTCTCGCCAAAGTTTACAATGCCACTGCCTTTGCGTTCGGTAAATACAGGCTGTTCAGCCCTCGCAAATGATACCTGTATAAGATTGTAATCTATCATACTACAAATGTGTTATCCTGACCATCGTATTCATCAGGCGTAAATGAATCGCCAACAACAACCATAAAACCACTCTCCACTAAATTCAAACCTGTCGGGTCTATATTCGTTGAACTTAACTGCTCGTAAATTTCATAATTGTAATATCCGTATTGAGAGAATAATGAACCCGATATTGTTGCTTTGTTGAATCTGTAATTGTACAGGCTTGTATCAGTAGCAACATAATAAATTATTTCATTTGTTGTTCTGTTTGTAAATTTAAAAAGAAAGTACGGATTTACAAGAACACAACTTTCCGTTGCTGTGAATAGTAACGTATTGGTAATATCTTTATTTATTTGCAGCATAAAAAAAGGGTGAGGGAAATCCCCACCCCTCTTTAGGTTTTCGTTTTAAATATTATCCGGGTGTCTGTAAAGCCAATCCCACCGCATTTGTTACTTCAAGAACTGGCTCTCTTTGCTCGCCTGCGAATGTAAGATTATAGCCATTCCTGTCTCCTCCTGCAATTCCTGATGTACCTTCACCGGTTGTTAGCCATAAGCCGTTGTCCTTGCCGTACATTGTCCACCTGCCTGATAACTCCCTTGCTACAATGATAACCCTCGCTTTACCAAGCACAAGAATTATATTTCTTGTTGCGGCATCTCTTTTGTTGAGGGCCATTGTGAACTCATGGTTGAAGAATAGCGATCCGTTTTGTGTGTTACCTACAGGTGTGTCTTTTCCTTCGGCTGTAGCTTCTGGTATCTCAAATTTGTAAAACCTTTTTCCCGATGCTTTAGTGATGCCAGTTACTAATCCGCTGGCTTCAGCAACGGCAGTAACATCGTAGAAGTCGATAATGTAAACTTCTTTGTTACCGCCTACCCCATCCCGGCAGTCAATGGCATAACCTGAACTTATTGAACAATTAGGCATAATTAGATTGTTGATTTGAACTTCACTACTTCGGTTGTAAACGCTACGTTCACACCCATTTTAAAGGCTGCACGGAAACGACCTTCGTTGTTGTCTTCAGAATACCACAGCTTGTAATTAGCTTCTTCACCTTCGGCATCAACCGCAATTGCAACGTTAGATAATCTCATCGCATACATATCACCTGTTCCGTTCAAGCCGTGTACAGCTTCTATACGGATGCCTGTACCCGGTACAGTAAGCCCACCGTAGTTAGATTTGTCGTTGAAATTGTAAGAGAAAAGATTAGCCGCTACACCTGCATCTACATACAAGTCGTATGCAGCATACTCCATGAAGATAACAGTATCAGTTTTGCCTTTCAAAGCCGCTGGGATAGCGTTCTTCACGGCACGAACAGCAGGGATGATGTTAGCTGATGTTAGCCCGGTAATTACTCCAATTCCTGTAAAAGAATTTACGTTTGCATCAACTGGTGAACCTGCATCAATCAATTTGATAAGTCCATCAAACTTGTTAAGGTTCATATTTCCTGATGCTGTATCACCCTGCCATAATGCTGTTTCCAGTTGGTTTGCGATACGCTCGTTCTTACGGTTAGTCCATGCTGCTTCCCATGCTGCTGGCTCAAATGATTCATAGGTAGAACCTGCCCTCATTGCTTCCTGAATGAAGGAAGTTTCCAATGTCTTGTAACAAAGGGCTTCTTCCACTTTGATTTTTCCAACGGTAACGGTACGCTGTGAATAGGTAGTTGTGCCTGATGGATTCCATCCACAAGCATCTGTCTGAAATGGTGCATCGGTATCCATAAGAGGAATTGCCTCTGCACTCTTTACCTTTGTTAAAACGATACCGCTCTTAGCGATAAGTTCCTGTGTCTTTGCACCGAAGATAGCCGCTGTCAATAACGGTTCTACCGATTGCCGTGTGTACGCTCCAATGCCTGATAATGTAAATGCCATAGTAGTTTTTTTTAGGAAAACAAGATTTTAGTAATGTTTTTTATTGTTTCGGATGGTTGCTTAACATCCGCTTTAAAATGATTCTTTTTTTCTACAGTCGGATCTGGTGCTGCTGTTGGTTGCTCTGTTAATGCTTGTACAACTTCGATAACACCACCTAATACTTTGTTCGATGTTTCTTTGTGCGCTTTCATTTCAACCTGAACACCTTCGATGCTTGTGCGATATGCTTCTACTGCATCCGCTTGTGCTGCTTTTGCAAGTTCATAACCCATGCAATTCTGCATCAATGCTTTGTTCATCTTTTCCAAAGCTGCAATTCTGTCTTCAATAGTTGCAGCGAACTGCATCTTAGAAAACTCTTCCATCTGTTGGATGCTCATTGGTGCAGGTGCTACAGGTGCTACAGGCTTCACTTCTGAAATTATTCCACCCTCTGCAACTACCAATACTGTTCCGTCCTGTAAAGTATGCTCGCCTGCTGGTGCTGTAACTTCCGCACCGCTAACGTCTTTAATTTTTACAACTCCGCCTGCTTCGAGCTTATCAATGCTTACAATCGTAACGCCATCGTTTAACGTGTAATCTGTGCTCATTGTAACTGGTGCTACTGGTGCAGCAGCAGGAACTACAGGAGCAACTGGTGCAGGGTTTACAAGTGTGTTAAAGAACTCTTTAACCTGCTTTAATATTTCGCTTGCATTTCTTTCCATACTTATCAATTATACATTTATAATTTATTTGTAACTTTTTAGCTCAATAACTTTTTTAAACTGTTCAGAATTTCCTCATCAGTTTTTTTCGGAACATCGTAAATAAACAAACCTTCCACGCTAAAACCTTTAAACTTCCCTTCCTTAACATCTTGCCAAACCTGCTCATTCTCAATGTACATTGAACCGAACCAACTACCATCAGGCGCATCCTCATAACCCGCCATTGGCTTTATGCCTCGCTTTGTATCACTGATAAAACTTTCAAATAAAACAATGTCAGCAAGTGGCGTGGCGTGCATCTCGTTTACATTGGATTGGTACTTTTTCTTTGCGTACTTGATAGCAATAGTTTTTATCGTGTCCGCATCGAATACAATGTAATGGCTTCCAAACTCATCGTTTTCCCTGTAGATAGGCTTGTCCGCTATCATCAAAGGGCCCGATACTATTCTCTGCTCCTCGCTTTCAATTTTGTATTTCTGTTTGTGAAGATTGAAGAACTGAAAGTCCTCTTGTATAGCAGGTAAGTCAACAAGCGCAACGGCTGTAACCTCGCTCGCCCCCTCAATGTTGGGGTTAATCTTTAGTTTATAGACAGGAAAATCCATAAACTAATTATACTTTAAAATCCAAAATGTAACTTAATTGATACGTGCTGCCCTGTTTAAACGCCTGATTCTTTCCTGATTACCGCTTACGTCTGTTTCCAATACATAAGCCCTTGCAGCCACGTTCCCAATGGCGTTAATGGATTGTTGGTTGAGGTTTGTTGTTGTGGCTTGTGGGGAGAAATTGCCAAGCGAAGGAGCGGCAACCGAACCACCTCCACCGCTGCCCGGTACTCGCACGGAGTTTATAGACTTTACCGCCCTCAATCCTGTGGCAATAATTGCAGCCACGTTAGCTATTTTGCTTATCGTTCCAAAAGGTTCAGGTAACGTACTCTTTGCCCTTATCACTTCGGTTGCTCCTTGATAAGTATTTATTAGTGCTGTTGCGCTTGCTAATACCTTTCCTGCTGCTGTTTGTTTTCCAACAACGTCTGCAAGTTTATTTGTTGAATCTGCAACTGATTGCAAGTTAGCAACCCTTTGCGCTGCTGCATCTTGTTCAGCCTTTAATAATTCCGCATCTGATTTTAATTTTAAGTTAGCATAGAACTGCTCCCAGAATATTTTATTTTCTGCTGATTTTCTTGCAGCTTCTTCTTCTTGCTCTGCCTGTGCATCGAATTGCTTTTGTGCATTTTCTAAAGCTAAATCATCCGCTTCGTTAGATTGTTTTGATATTGCTTTTTTGGCTTCTTGTAAATCCTGAAACGCCTTTAATTCTTTTTCGTATTGCTCTTGCTGTTTTTTTGCTCTTTCTTTTGCAACTCTATCCGCTTCATTAGCTGCATCAATAGCAGCTTTATCTCTAATCTGTTTTAGCTTTAACTGATTATTCAGTTCCGCTAACTGCCCTTCTTCGTTTATCTTCTTTGCTTGCGCTACAGCCTCATCGCCCCTGTCTTCATCTAATGAATAAGCCTGCCTGATAAAATTATTCTGTGCCTCGAGTTTCTTCCTCCTGTACTCCTGTTCAATTTGGAATATCTCTTCTTCACTCGCTCCTGCAAGTTTCGCCCTCGCTATTGCAAACTTCTCTTCCCTGTCTAATCTTGTGTTGATTCTTTTTAGTTCGTCCTCCGCATTTTTTAAAGTTAGGTCGTTAAACTTCTTTTGCGATTCCGCTGCCTTATCAGCAGCACTTGTAAACTCTTGAAATGCCTGCACAGCCTCCCCGATAAGTACAACAAGTAAACCAATTCCTGTAGCCGCTATCGCTCCCTTTAGAACTTTAAATGATGTTGATGTTGTTTCTACTCCTTGACCAAACAACTTCATTACAATAGCTGCCGCCTTAGTCGCTAATTCATTTGCCTTGATAAATACAGTGCTGTTTTTTATCTGCGCTCCCAAAGCAATAAACGCATCCTTAGCAGCAAGTATCCCGTTAAGGCCTTGACTTAAAGCCATCACGGAATTGAGTTTGACTAAAGTTTCTTCAAGTTCTTTGCTCTCCGTTCCAAACAAAGCCTGTGCTCCCTGCAAAGCCTGAAATCCACTTACTGCACCTGTTACAGCACCTGCAAGAGCGTTGAACTTCGCATCCGGGTTAAAGGCTTCACTCAACTGCTTAGCATCGCCAATAGCATCTTTTAAATTTGCTACTTTCTTTGCTGCCTCTATCGCTTCCTTTGATGTTGCACCAAACTTTTCATTGAGCGTTAATAGTTCCTGATTCGCATCCCTTAGCTGTTTCTTAAACGAACCAACGGAGGATTCCGCTGCTTTACTGCTTACTTCAAGTTCTAACGCTACTGTTGTCTTTGCCATTTAAAATAATTTTGCTTTTGTCCACTTCATACTTGTTAGCGGTAATATCTTTGCAGTTCCGTTATTAGTCGCAAACTGAAATTCTACAAATCCATTATTAGATGAATTCTTAATTGTAACGATAACCCTAAATGGAACATTTCTATCATCGTGAGTAGCTATTGATTTTCCAAGTGTTTCAGATGCAGAAATAATACTCGTGTGCATTGGCTCGTCTGTTTGGTTCAATCCTCCTTCATAATATCCGCTTATGGTTGCATCGGTAGGTATTTTAATTGCCAACCTTAAACCTGAATTACTTCCGGCATTTACACAAATTCCGTTTATTTCAACAATATAACTTTCATTTGCTTTGATGTAAAAAAAATGCCCGGTGCCTGTTGCTTCTGTACTTGATGTTGTAATATCGTTTTGATTATAAATACAACCTTCGCCATTGTTAGCAGTCCAGTAAGTACCGTTGCCTATGTATGCGCTATTGCCAACAACTGCAAATCCTGTCTTGTAATTCGTAGTATCCGATGGAGGTCGGAAGTTACTGTCCGCAATAAAGCCCGGTGCTTTTATGAACTTGCTCGAGTAAACTATTCTGCTGCCCGGCTGTGCATAAGCAAACCCGAAACACATCAACAAAGTAAACACGTATTTCATCAGTAATCTAAGTTTATAACTTTTAATAATTCGCATTTCGTTAATTCATCGCCGTTGGTATTGAAATCAATAACCTTCATCAATCTAAACAAAGCCCCATCAATGTAAATCAGCCTTTTGAAATCTAAGTCGTAAATGTCCTGAACTGTCAACTTAAATGAACCAGTTAGCAACTTACTGTCTTTATCTGTTATCTCGGCCAAGTAAGGCGAGTAGTATGTATTGAATAGATTGTTTGTAAGGTTGCCGCTTAGCAACGTAAAATAAAGCTGTTTCGGTGCGCCAAAGTTTATATCGCTTGCCGGTGCATCGGGATCGTCTAAATGCCCACCATAGCCATAATAATCATAATTTGCAATAGGAGTAGTTCCATCCAAGATATTGTAACTGGTAACATCTGTAATTCTTTTTACCTGCAATAATCTAATATTGTGATCCATTGCTTCTTCAAATGAATCATTGCCTGACTTCTTATAAACGGCAGGATAAACCTTATCCGTACCATCAGCTCCGAATAATACACTTGATGAGAATATAACCTCTACCGTTTCAGTTTCTTTCGCAAACTCATAAGCAGTATCATAAATCCTATCGCCGTAACCTTCGTTAAATTTCTTTCTGTAATTCTCATTATAGAAGTCGCTGTCCTGTTTAAATTTAAGATTGTAAAACCTTGCATTAAGTTCACTCATCGGCTTTATCCTGTAAGGCTCTCCCCTGTTTAATTTATCGCTCCAATCTAAAAAGTTTGTAGTTTGATAAAAGTCCGGGTAAGGCTCTATCATCAAATGCTTTTCAATAAATTTATCCTCGCTTACTATTAGATTAAACATTTTCAAAACGGAAGTAAATAAATCCTTTTGAAATATACCCTGCGGTAATGATGGGTTTATCTCTACCGTTTCGCTTAATGGCAAATCAACAAATCCCGGAGGATCTTTTTGCGTTACTATTTCTGCGCTGTCAACACTTACAATACATAGTGCTGCAAAAACAAATGAAGCAAATTTAACGGCAATCGTATCGCCTGTGTTTAACGTCTTTGTTATTTCAAGTTCAATATCAAATGTACCAGTAACAAGTGTTCTACTAACATCATCAATATAAACAGTAACCGCTCCCGGTGTTGTGCTTGTAACTGTGCCTCTTAGATTTACTTTTGTCTTTGTTGTAATTGTTGGCGTTCCTGTATACGTGAATACGCCTGATGAATAACTAAAGTCATTTAATGTAGTGCTGCCGAATAAAACATTTACTGGGCCTAATGTGCTTATATTCTGTTGTGTTGTGCTTGCTCCATTTACGTAATCCGTTACGTTGTTCTTAAACAGTCCTTTTTGGTTGTTCCCAATTACCAATCTTTTAAAAAAAGCAGTATCAAAAAAAGAAGACTGCCATGTATAGCCTGCCTCTGTGATTATCCTGTTAACGTAATCCCTTAAATACAGTGCAGGCCTAAAGGCTGAATACTGAAAGTTTACTTTATCTTCGCTTACATTTCCGTAATCAGTAAGCGGATAGAAATATCCTTCTCCCTGATTAAGTGTATAGCTTATTATTGGAATCGTCTGCTCCAATGTAACTGCCTCAACTACTTTGAACCTTGTTGCACCTGTAGTTAGAAATTCAACGCTTAGAATTGTAAACGCTCCGTTGTTTGATGCTGTACTTGAAACCGTAAAAGTTTGTCCTGCTTTTAATTGCCTGAAATTAACTCCAAAAAAAATAATGTAATTAAATCCACCCGAAGCAATAAACAATGTTTCTTTCGGTATGTATTGAAAATTACCTAACCAAGTATCTGCTATATTTGAAACAGAATAAACATGGTTGTAATTTGAGAAATCAATATCCTGTAATCTTTTGTTTCCAAGTTTATTTATAAATCCGCCCAACTCGCCAATAATCGAAACTTCATACTCAATAAACTTCCCATCTATAATAATCTCAAGCAAACGAACAACTCCTTTAATAACCTGCAAGCCGTTTACTTCATAGATACATTTGGCCGATAGTGCAGCATTGAAATTGTACAGCACATTCGGCTGCCCATCTACCGTGAAATTAGAATTGTTTATTTCAAATATATTCCCAAATATGTTATTGTTGTTGGTTGTTCCAGGAATGATAATCGTTTTGCTGAATGAAGTAGACTTGCTGTCAAGGTTTACAATATCATCAACGGCATAGGTTATCTGATTAGACAGCCCTTCAGACAAGTCTAATTCGTAACCTTCCATTATCATCCTACCTTGCATGGGCATACCTTGTTTGGTTTAATTCTATTTCAATTTCAAAAACTCGCAGCCTGTTGTTTATGATCGTGCTGAACTCATAGTTACTTGTCTTTATAGTTACCGGGTACAAGTACCCATCTATCTCTGCATACACCTGTGGCGATAATAGAAGCTCATACAGCCATTCGTAATCCGCATCCGTTGGCGCATCCATTGTAAGGTTATAAGTAAAGCTCCCCCGCTGTGCGTGGTTTATCTTACTCTCTACCGCTTTGTTGCCTGTGTAATAGTCTACACTTGACAGCCCAAACTTGTAATCTCGTTTTGTAAATCCTTTGCGTTCTACCTCCATGTTCAACCTTCGTACCAATCCGAATCGTGCCGTATCAAACAAGCCCCATGCGTTCATGAAATGCAGCGGAATAGCCTTGTATCCCCTGTCGCAAATAATATCCACCCGGAAAATATTATCTGCACCGTTCAAATAAACTTCGTAGTATTTACAATTAATTCCAATAAGTGCGCTGCCTGCATAGTTGTTTATTGCCGATGGGCTTATATTCAACTGGTGATACTCTGATGCACTGGCTGAAATAGCCCCCAAGTTGGTTGTAGTAAATGAACCATTATAATTGAATACATTTACAACTAAAGACAAAGATGCCATCCTGTTAAAGCCTACCATTAATTTCTCGCCAATATAAGTTGAGCCTGAAATTTCAGGGTAATCTATACTTGTTCTTAAAGGTCGGGATGTTACCCATGTGTTGTCGTAATCCGATATTCCCTTGATACGTCTTTTAAAAATAGGTGGACGCCAGTTAAACGTCCTTGTGGTTCCGCTGATTAAATTTAATGAAGTAACACCGCTAATCTCTTCACCGTATCTTACTTGATAATCCAAACCAACTTCACCGCTGATGTTAGGCTTTGCACATGAAACTGAATTATCGAATGTTACCCAATCATAGGTAATCGAGTTCTTTACAATAGCGGAAGCATTTAAGTAACCCCTGTTTGTTGTCGGGTCGGGAAATTGCTTAACTCTTACTTTCTGAACGCCACCGATGAAAATATCAAAGACGTATTTAAATCCCACCGTTGTTCCGCTTGTGCTTGAAACTACGTGCCATAAATCATCCTGTATTGATGGCTTACCCGATGGCGTGTTGATTATTGTTATCATCTTTTTTTACCTAATTTAATACCGCTCAATGTAATTGTTACGTCCGTGCCGAATGAATCAAGTATCTCCTGCTCGAAGCCTTTAAAAGTTTCTTTAAATGCTTTGTCGAAGTACATCGTTGACTTAATACCTTGCCGCTTAATCATGTAGCCCAGCGCGTTTACTTGCGTCTGCTCCTCTGTCAATCTTTTGCCTTTCGCTTCGTTACCAATTCCGAATGCAACATCTTTCTTTACATTCCTTACTCTGCCTTTGTTGTTCTTGATGTACTTCGCTAATGACCTTTTCATTGTATCGGGAACGCCGAAGTTCTTAAACTTATAAGGCGAACCGGGCGCATTCTTACTGCTCTTTACTCCTCTTACTCCCTTGTTTATGAAGTCGTAATAGTCAAGCATGAACATTCTTAAATAAATACTTCCATCCTCAACACTTACGACCGGATCAACGCTGTCTGCTAAGTTGCCTTCGCTTACGTTGTTGCTTTTTTCTAAGTTATTCCTCAACGCCAAAGCAAACCTCGCCCCATAGTCTGCCATCTTTTTTTGAGTAGCATCCAATTTAACAGGGCCGTATAAATTCTTTTCCTCCCCTTTCGTGTCCAGAAAACTTAAATCACTTTTTGGCATTGAGGTATTTCTTTTTTTCTTTTAAGTAAACCAAATCGTTTAAGAACTGAATAACAGGCAAAGCCCAAACATCGTCTAATTTAATTCTTTCGTATTCTGCCACCTGTTCGCTGCAGCTATTCCATCCAAAACTTGATGCAAACCTTTCAGCTGCTCCTCTGCCTGTTCTTTGCTCATCCCCTTGCTCATCAGTGTCATTTTCAAATAGTGATGGGAACTTTTCATTGATGCTGTGAATAATCTGCAAAAAAAAACACAACAAGAAAATGCAACTTTAAAGTTGCATTTCAGCATCTTTTCAGCCAAATCCTCATGCTCTGTTCCGTCTATTGGCTTTTCCCTGCCTAACCAATTACAAGGAATTACAGCCGATGCCATCATCTTGTGCAGGTTCTCAATGTGGTTCTTGCCAAACTCAATGCCTTCCACGTACTTGCCAGCTTTCATTTTCTTTATGTTCAGCTCAATCTTGTAAAGCCTGAAACCAAGTACAAAGTACTTAGGTATCTTTTTCCCCTGAAAATCAAAAGACTTATTTATTCTTTCACATAACCTGCTGAACTTCTTAATGCTCATCTTGTCTACTTCTTGTTCCGTCTTCCCGGTTAAGACCATAACCATTTGAGTTGCCTTGTCCATTTCGTTCAGGTCGAACTCATTAATGATGTTCAGTTGCTGAAATTGCTCAATGTTCATACTTTAATATACTTTTTTTAGATAATTGTGTAATGACCGTTCGCCGCCCCTGACTTGAAGATGCGCCAAGCCAATGCCAATGCACACACGGAATCATCGTGAAGCCCTGTTGGTGCTGAATACTTTACGCCGTTCTTTGTGTATTCGTATTCGAAGTTAGAAAGTTCATCTGCAATAATGCCAGCAGGAAAATTTATCTTTCTTTGCTGAATGGCTATCGCTAACATCTCCATCAACTGCTGCTTACTTGTGTTTGAAAACTTAAACATATCTAAGTAGTAACGCCTATCAACCATCTCCGCTACAGGATCGCCAACGCCTGTAGTGTCTATTGATATTGGAACTACAGGTAAATTATTTATGTGGGTAATGGTTTGCTTCCAATCCTTTTGAAACCTGTCAAACCAACAAACAGATCCGTTTACGTCCAGCCCGATAATTACAGTCCAGTCGTATGACTTCGCTAAATCAATGCCAAAGCAAACAGGTGGTAAGTTAGATAGCGGATAAGTGCATTGCTCAATGAAGTTTAGCCCAAACGGATTAGCCGTGTTGTCTGCGAACTGTGCTAAGTACTCCTGATTAAACGCCACTTCCGGCAAATCCCGCTTAGCATCGTCTACCTCTGTCGGGTCGATGAATGGGTTATCGTATGTACTCATCGTCCATGACTGCCAGTTGGCTTCACCTGTTACGCCACGTTGATGCAACTTGTAAAAATCATTCTTGCCTTTCGGGGTTGAAAGAAACCATGCGCCACCTTTTAAATCAGTAAGCGTAGGCCTGATGGCTTGTGTCCATGATTCCCATAAGTTCTTAACAAATGCAGCTTCATCTACTACCACCTCCTTATATTTTCTTGAACGTCCTGCCTGTGGGTTGTCTAAACTCCAGAACTCAATCTTACCGCCTGTGATCAGTTCAATGAATTGGTTATCGTGTTTTCTTACTACAGCCTCATTTAAAGCCAATAGGCACTCGTTGTAAGTGCCTTCAAGTAGTTTGTATGTTGGCGCGAAGTAACCGGAAGGGAAGCCCTTTATTGCCGTTTCGGAAAGTATGTTTACCGCCATTGCCGATTTGCCGAAACGCCTGCCGCAATTCGCTACGTTAAACCGTTTCCGTTCCTGTATCATCCTGACCTGATTCGGATGCAGGTCGTTGAGGTATACGTCCATAGTTTACGTTTAGTGTTCCATCTGTCTTTACATTACTGTTTTCAGTAAGCCCGTTTAGCCGTTGGGTTATTGATGTGCTGTAAATTCCTGCCATCCCTCCTTCAATCTGGTCTTGTCTGATTACTTTTCTTATGCGCGAACAGATGGCTGCAAAATCGCTGTATCTTCCATCTTTATTCTTAAAATAATCTTCGAGGTCGGCAATGATATTGTTTTCAAAGCAGTAGTTTTCAAAGCCTTCCATAGTCAAAGGTCTTTCCTTTTCCCTCATTACTTGGTCTGCATCCTTGCCTACCCAATCCTTAACCTTTATTGGCTTTTCCTTTACGGTATCTCGGTAAGCCGTAAAATGTTGCCACATTGTTTCAGATGTCGGTATGTATTTATGAATTCCCACGTTTAAATATGTATTGTTTTATCAATCCACCAATCCTCGTAAGGCTTGCCGTCATAACATACATCAGCCTTTACAAGTTGATAACCTAAGTTATTAAGCATTTGCCTTGACCGCTCCCGGAAGTCATGACCAGCCCATTCATTGCAAAGATAGTAATCATGCTCATAAGTAATCAGGGAAAAGCGCGTTGTCTTATGTGGCAACTTGATAAGCATTTCAAATGTATTCCTTGCCGGGTCAATGTCAAGTGATAAGTATTCCACTCGTTTCGGTAGCCAGTCGAATGAAGTTGTTAAAGCATTGCCGATGATTAAACGGTTCTTTCTGGTTTGTTTCCACAGTTCTTGGCATTGGTTATCTATGTCAATGCTTATTCCATCCCATCCGTTCTGCTCAAGTAGGTAGGTATTGGAAATGTTTATCGGATGGCTTGCTCCTATTTCAAGATAGTAGCCCTGTTTGATGTGGCTTAACACCCATTCGTCTTGTCCGGCTTGGCTATACATTTATAATGGTTTCTCTCGGTTCGTTTAATGATGAACAGGTATGACCTGGGGCTTGCTCTAACCGGTAGTTTATTCCCAATCCCATCGCTATTGTACTCATGGCTGAATAACACCCTGTGAACATTTTGGCATTGTGAATTAGGTAAGCAGCTTCTAGAAATGAACAGGGGATGAATCTAACCATCGGGCGGTTAAATATTTCCTGAAAGGTATTGTATTCGCTTTCGTATCCGATAAAGATTACATCCGGGGCCAACGTGAACAAGTAATCGACTTCTTTTGCCCAGTTGAAATTTGGATCAGCGTAATTCGTTGTACGATTGATTACGCAATAATTAGCAATTTGGAAGTAAGCAGGTGCAGGCATCGACTTTAACCATCCATCCTGCCATCTTTCAACCGGGATGCCCTGTCCTTTGAAATGTGCCTCAACTAAATTGTGATGATGCCCGGCGTGATCCCTGAACTTGTTTAGGTTGATGCAGTCTTCCGGTGGCGTATCAACTACCTCAACTTTTGTAATGTACGGCTGCAGACGGATAAATTCCGCTATTGAGTTGGCTCGCTGCTCATCGTACTTAGTGATGTACAACTCACCACCGCCCATCGCTTTGATGGTTGGTAAGGAAAAAATTATATCGCCTGTTGCGCCGCCGTGTGTGAATCGTACCATGTGTATACTAATTTAAAAAAATCTTTAAAGCATTCTGGGCACCGTTTGTTGTAGTGATAATACTTGTCAACTCTTTCCCTGTACACCCTTAACAGTTCATCAGCCGCATGGGGTGGTATCTTTATCAACTCCCCGCACTTCTTGAATAACTCCCATTCCGGGTAATACCTTTTTATTACTTCAATATCGGCTGGTGTCATTAGCAATCATCACAATTATCATTATACAATTTATCAATGATATTGATGCTTTTTTCCGCTAAGGCGGTATACTTTTCTTTCATTGATTCAATTTCTCTATCTAACTTTTCAGATAAATGTTTTACGGAATAACTATCCGCAAAAGCCATTCCTGTAATTGAATAATTCACTTTTTTAACTTCTTTTTTTTCGTACTTGCTTAACTTTAATTTAAGCTCTTCAACCTCTGCTGCTTTTTCGTTGTATTGCTCAACGATTGATTTTAATAAGTAATTCATTTTTTTTTAATTTATAAGTGATTTAAAACATTTAATTCTATACTCATTTATGTTGGTCTGGTTATCCAAATTCTTGGGAAATCATCAACTTGGTTTTTTGTGTCAATTTTCCATTTATCAAACACTTCATGAATATCGTTAGTGATATCTATGCCTACTGGTTGCATTAAGCATTGCTGCAACTCTTTAATAAAATCTCGATATGCAGTCATTAAGTTTTTCCTATCTCCTTCCAAATCTCCTGTTTCCCAGTCGACAACTACCCTACCGTTTACTTGTTTGTGTGCCATAAATTTAATTTATAAGTGATTTAAAACATTTAATTCTATACTCATTTACTTTTTTCATTCTAAACTGTTGCGCCCATTCGTATAATCTATTCCCCATTTCTGTTGCTGCATTTCTATGATTCAGTATTAGATTTACATACCTGAACCAATCGCCCTGACGTTCCACATAAAAAACTGGCGGATCGAAATCTAAATACGGATTAACCTTTGAACAGATTACAGGTATTTTTTTCGCTGCCGCTTCCAATAACTTTAGATTAGACTTCATCGTGTGCCACTTACTATCTTCCAACGGTAGTAGTAAGCAATCGGCATGGTTGAAGTGGTTCATGTATTCCGTTACCGGTAGCGAAGGTAGTACTAAACCGGGTATCTTAAGTGAACAAGTGAAAGAACTTACCATTCTATCCCAGCATTGCTTGGTTACTTCATTCGAGTAAGAATAGCCTCCAATTACTGTGCTTATCCCTTTCAGGCTTGATATTCGTTTCATCGGGTACCTAAGTATTTCCATGTCGTTTACATGACTTATCCCGCCGGCCCAGAATAATCTAAAGCTATCCGATTCAATTCTTTCTTCCGTGTACTGATCTTCGCCAAACTGTATAGCGTTTGGGATTACCTCTACATTCCTGTTAAACTGAAAGCATCTATCCGCTAACCTGTCATGTGTTACGGTTACTAAATCAGCATTCCGGATATTGTTTTCTATTCTTTCCCGAAGTTCTACGTAAAGCTCGTAATTCAAATGAGCAGGAGGAAGCACCCAATCATCGTCTAAGTCAACAACTATCTTTGCACCTGTGATATTCCTGACGTTTTCAAGGTCATGATCTATTCCTGCAATCCGATTGAATAGAATAATATCCCATCCCTGCTCCAGTACACCCTCTTGTATGTCGTTAGTAATATACCTCGTTCCGGGTATGTATGCTAATGGATTCCAAACCCGATGATAACCGCACCCACTTTCTCTATCTGATAGTCCAAGTATTCTCATTTGAAATAATTACTTAGTAAAGCAGACCCAAACATTGCCAATGTTATTTCTGCTGCTGCTGTCGGCAGGAAATAGAAAAGTAAACCCATCCATGCACTCATGCAATAAAGACAATCAAACGGCTTCACCCTGCCATCTCGCTTTAAAATCCTCTTTATCTTCCAACCTAAGCCATACACCTCTACAAGATAATAAGCAAACGAAACGGCGGCCAGTAATTTAATTAGCAGACTTGATAACATCTTGCAATTCTTTTTTAATTTTCTTGACCGTGTTGATAGCGTGATACTTCGGAATTCTGAAAAAATCCGCAACATCTTTGCAACTTCGCAACTCAATGTACTTTTTAAAAATCAAATAATCATGCTTGTCAACCTTGCTGCTCCTTGACTTTTCTTCTAAATACTTATCCGCTGCACTCGCCGGACTAAAATCAAAGTCTATTTCCTGCCGTTCTAAATGCCTGACGTATTCATCAGTATCTTTTTCAAAGTAATGTTTATTGAAAATCCGTAAATCGTTCCCGATGTTCTTTATTGTTGAAATTGCATATCCAATTAAGTTACCCTTTTCGTGCAGTTCAAACAATCTTTCATTTGATAAACTGCAAAACACTAAGAAAACCTCCTGCTTAAAATCATCCTCCATCCCCTTCGGTGCTTTCGTCTTCATCCACGATCTTACCGATTTGTTCTTCCAAAGTTCTGTAATAATCGTATTTCTTGAGTAAGGCAATGATGGCTCCATACGTTAGATTACATTGCAGGTTTGAAATGATTACACATAGTCGAAGTTCTTTTTTTATGAATTGTTCTGCGTCCATAATGAAAACCCCTACATAGAAATGCCGGGGCTAAATCCCAAAAATGAAAACCAAAACTAATTCTAATGTGCAAATTATTTCAAATTTTTTTTTCAATCCCCAAAACCACTAATCCAGCATTTTAAAGAACTTGGATTGAAGCAGTTCAATGGATAGCTTTCTTTGGTAGCTCGGTAAACCTTACCTACTCTTTTTTTAAAGAACTCGCCACGTACGGTGGCGTAATCAAATCCTGTTTCTTTTTCGATCTGTCTTATGCTCATGCCTTTGGCCCGGAGTTCACGTATCTTGATACGGACAGCGTTTGAACCAATTACCATCTTACCCATAAATCATATTTTTAAGAGTTATGTAATGCTTTTTCGTTTCGGGTTCTGAAAATTCTAAATCTGAATAAAGTTTTTTGTAGTGGATTACGGTCGTGTGATCTCGGCCTCCTAACTTATCTCCTGCGTCTTTTAAAGTTATTCCGTTTTCCAGCATCAGCTTGGCGGCGTACATTCGGGCTGTAACAAATCTGTTATGCCTTAATTTCGACTTAACAAGAAAAGTGGATAGGTTGAAATAATCACATACCGTTTCCAGTATTTCGTCTGCTTTTACTTTTTTGGCTGCTCTTGACTTTGCCGGTATTTCAACAAATCCGCAGCATGGGCAAATTTTCATATTTTAAGGTTTTAGGTTTTCAATATTTTCAACTACTTTTAAACTGGCTCTGATAATTTCATCCATTTCAGAACAAGTAAGAATAACATCGTGATCTGCAGAAAGCAAATCAAATAATGGGGCGTAGCAAATTGCTTTTTCTTGTTGTGTCATTTTTTTAGGTTTTTGATGTAAGATAATTCAGTTTAGATTTTGCTTTAAATTAAAGATATTTGATGCACTTTTTTAAACCTATTTGAAGCCGTTTTTAAATTTTCAATACCTTGCTTATAATAACTATCTTTTAATTCAATGCCAATAGCTTTCCTACCCATTGAAACCGGGCTATAAACTTCGCTACCAACTCCACCAAAAGGGGTTAAAACCGTTTCACCTGCGTTGCTGTAAAGTTCTACTATCCTATCAATTACGTCTAACTGCAATGGATGTACGTGTTTTTCGTCATCTTCTTCTTTGGTGTCTTTAAATGGCAATACATTATCAATCCTGATATCGTCCCAAACCGATGAAGCGTAACGCTGCCAAATTAAATGACTCATTTTGTTTTCTTTTGGATCACCTTTAAAGTTTTTCCATTTTGTTTTAAAATCTTCGTAATTGCCATACGTTTCAATGTGAGCAGGCAAAAAAGGTGTTTCCCCAAAGTATTCATTTAATCCAAAAGGATGAATTACTGGAACTTCGCTATCGCCATTTCTTGTAAATATCAAAACGTAATCAGGCATGGCAGTAAAACAACGTGTAGTATCTTCAACGATAAACTTGTGCATCAAGCTTTGCACCATTGTTCGCATACGAACCTTTAGCGGCTCTTTCCAAACTGTTATCCTGTTGCGATAATGGAAGCCATATTTTTCATGAAGCCTAATTATTTCATGCGGAAAATCCCAAAGGAAAGAACGGTTATCAAATACATCCGTACAATGTACTGCGTTTATTCTACCCGGCTTTGTTACTCTTGCCATTTCAGCAACAAGAAATTCGTACTGCTGTAAAAATTGTTCTTTGCTTTCGCAGTTACTAAAATCATTTTCATGACTGCTGTAATTATACAGCCCTGCAAAAGGAGGAGAATAAACAACTAAGTCAATACTGGCATTTGGCAAAGTTGGAAGCACGTACATACAATCGCTGTTATACCATGCGTAATCTTCGGTAACAATTTGTTCTTTAATCATTTTTTTTAGTTTATAAAGTTTGGTAATTTAATTTCTTTGTTAAATGCTTTTTTGTCAATAATAAAAGTAGAGTTTGTTTGTTTGGTAAGATTTTCAAACATGGTAATAGCTTTGTCCTTTTTTACCATAAGACTTTCCATTATTCGAGTTTGACCATCGGATAAAATCAAATCTACGTAAACATTTCTTTTTTGCCCAAATCTCCAAAATCTTCTTATTGCCTGATAATACTGCTCATAAGAATAAGTTGGGAAATATGTAGTATGATTGCAATGCTGCCAATTTAAACCAAATGCCGTGATAGATGTTTTCGTTATTAGCTTTTTAATTTCACCATTTGAAAAAGCTAACAGAATTTCCTCCTTTTCGTCAACATTCATTTTACCTTTTACTTCTTTGGTATCTTTATCCAGTTTAGAAATTAAATCGGCTTCATCATTTAGGTTTACCCAGTAAACGCTTACATCGTGTTTACTGGCTTTTTCAAAAGCCATTTCACAACGCTGCGTAATTGTGCTTCTAACCTCTGCCTTTATTTCAAAAAAGTTTTGAGCGGGCAAAGCGAATAGGCTATGCTGCCCATTTATTGCTAAAGGGTTTTCATTCCTGATAATAGTTTCAACTTCATGCAATTCTGGTAAAATGTGCCTATCGTCATTGTAACCTAAATCGGAAGGCTTACGCATAGAAATTGACCACGAAGCGATCCACCGCCAGAAGTCTTTTTCGGCATGGGCTTTTAAATACCAATCAACACCCTCCCTTGCTTGAGCAATGCGACCAATCTTTACAGTATTGTTATTATTATTCTTAAAAAACTTTGTCAGCATATCCGTATAACCTAAATATCCCAACGCCTCGCTACTTGTACCAAGTTCTATAAAGTCGTTTGGCGAAGGAGTGGCTGTAAAAAGAAAACGATACTTTACTTTTCGTAGAAAGTTTGTTACCTGCTGCTTTATTGCTCCATCAAAGTTTTTTAAAATACTACTTTCGTCCAATAAAACACAATCGAAATCAGCAGAATTAAAATTATCTAATCTTTCATAATTGCAGACAACAATTTTTGTTTTATACTTCCCATCTTTTGAATAAGAAATATCATCAATTCCAAACTTTTCAGCCTCTTTGATAAATTGAAATGCTACAGCCAAAGGAGTGATGATTAATACTGGTTTATTTGTATCCTGTATGTAATTTTTAGCAATAACTAATTCAATAATTGTTTTCCCAAGTCCTGTGTCTAAAAATACTGCGCATCTTCCTTTTTTAATAGCATATTCAGCTACGTGCTTTTGGTAATCAAACATCGCATCTGGGATAAAATTTGGCTTTATGCCGTAATCTACTTGCGTATGCTTCTTTGATTCTAAAAATTCTAAATAATCATTTTTCATTTTTTAGGTTTTATATTGTTTAGAAATAATTTGCAATATCTCATGGAATGTCTCGCATTTATAAACCGTTCCTTGCCATGTATCAAAAAATGCCTGTTCATCAGCCGTTAGTTTTTTTGCGCTGTTTGGTTTGCTGCTGTCCTTCAATTCAATCAAAAAGTTTATTCCTCTTAAGCCTACAACAATATCGGGGAATCCTTTTCCAACCATCGAAGTTATAAAAACAGAAGCTCCAATCTTTCTTAGCTGGTTTACAATTTCATTCTGATTTGCATCAATCCTTTTTGCTCTCATTTGGTTTCAAAATAGTTCTTTACTGCTATCTGACGGAGCAGCCGATTATAAAATTTTTCCTTTTCTTCATCGTCGTAAAAATAATCCTTGTCAACGTAAAGCAAATTGTTAATCCTCAAATCAGCCTCTTTTTTTATTTGTTCCTGTTCCTCTAAAGTAGGGTTTAGTTTTAATATCCGATACAACTTTGCAGGAATTAGTAAAACATTCTTGGTCATGTTCCATGTGGAACGTCCTATTTCAATCCATTCTTCATCGGTTACTGGTTCGGTTGATGCAGGTAGTTCCTTTGGTTTTTCTTTCGGCAGTTCCTTATACCGTTCTTTTGCCCATGACCGGTAAGCGTTCATAATTTGAGAAAAGTACAGGCAACTAAAATTTTCGTAGTGTTGCGGATCTACTTCTAACTTGCCCAGTACCGCCATGTCAAAAGCTAAAAATATTTCATTAAGAGTGTGGTTGGAATAGTTGGAAATCAGGTGGTTAATCAAAACAGCCTTTTCCTCATCAGTAGGCATATTGGCGGCACGTAGGCCTACTTTAAGCATACACATCCGTAAACACTCCTTTACCCTCTCGTGGGATTCCTGCCGTATCTTGCAGCCTTGCAAAGCCTTTTCAAACTTACCAGTTACGGAGGGCTTCCATTCTTGCGGCTGAAGTGCCAAGTTTTTGTTTTCCATTATCATATTGTTTCATTCGTGTAATCCATCCGGCGGCGGCGGCTTTCCAGTTTTGCATTTTGTTTTTACCGACCTTCCATCCGTTACTTTCGTAATGGTTTATGAATAATTGTGCTTGTGCCATTGCTGTAAAATCGTCTAACTTTTCCGCCATGACCTTTACTACATCGTCAATTTCGGGCGGGGCGAAATTCTTTTTTTCTAAAACAGGTTTGTAATTTGGTTGATGTATTTCTGGAACGCAGGACGTAAGTCCTATATTCTCATTTACATTTACATTAGCATTTACATTAGCATTTACATTAGCATTAGCTTGCCTCTCGCTTTTCTTTTGCTTAGGTTTCGCTTCGGTTTCGCTTCGCGTTTGCTTATTTTTTTGCTTGTTGCCATTTATAAACCGTTGATGATTAGCATCTAACTGTGGTTTTATAAGTGTAAAGAAACCCAACGGAACACCTGTTAAATCGGGTTCAAGATGGTTCAAACTGTAGTTGAATATAGCATTATACACCTCTGCCTGTATCTCCAAGTCAAGCGTTTGTATAGATTCATAAAAGCTGCGGTAAAAGATTACGCTATCTCTTTTCATTAAATAATTTTAAAAGTTTCAAAATTTCGTCTTTCAAATACCCATCTTTACCAGATCCGAGCAGATAATTTTTCACCGTGTACGGGTGTACATCGCATTTATTGGCAGCCAAAACGCTAAATTTTGTTAGGTTCCCGGAGTCCTTTAATTCCCTGTAAGCCGCTTGCAGCATGGCATCTACGCTTAAATGCCGATTGCTAAAATTTATAGTATCTTTCATAACCGCAAATCTACAAATAATAATCGAAAGAAAAAAATATATTTTTTTAAAATAAATTTGGTTGGTAATTATAGGGGGTGTATATTTGCTTTAT